GTTCAGGCGGACTGTACAGATACCGGATGGTAATCTCATAGTCTGCACTCTGCCGGGGATAGAGTCTGAATCGTTGACGGTTGCCATCTTCTCCTGTGTACCTGGCGTTATTGACAGCAAAGGATTCTCCGGCTGCTCCGGCAAAGAGAGAATAGGGCAGCGTATATTCTTTTGTGCCTGCAAAGTCAGGGGGGATATTCAGCATCCCTGAATCATCTGCAACAGCTCGATATGCTGCCAGACCTTCTCCCTTGTTGCAGACATAGAGCCTTCTGTACAGTCCTGAAGTGTTCGGCATGGCTGCAAGGGTCAGCCGTGCTTTCTTGGTATTGGTCAGGAGAAGGTCTGTGTTGGAGCTGAGGGAAGAGATTCTTCGCTCTGCAAACAGAAAGGCCATACGGAAACAGAGGGTTCTTGTTCCGTGTCCTGAAGACGAGGAGAAGACATCTATAGCCACATTGATTGGTGATGGCGTAGAGTAGTCATCATAGGGAACCCAGTAGCGGGGCATGTTGACTTCATTCAATGGCAAATTGTACCACTCATCCTCATAGCGGGTAAGCGGCATCATTCGTCCTGGTTCCTGTGGTGTCAGGACCTGGCTTCTTTTGATGACCTGAAGACAGGAGATCATGTCCTCTGGAAAGTCAAGCCATCGGAAGCGAACCACAGCATCGTGAGCCCCGGAGGACTCGGCACAGGCTATAGTCAGATAGGCATTGCTCGTATCCTTAACCCAGGCGATAGTGTATTCAGTGTCATTAATGCTGATGACATGACCGGCCATGTAGTCTTTGAAGAGAGTTGCTGATGTGATAAGCGAGTTGCCATTAATGACAACGATAGCCGCAGTTATGTCCTGTCTTGCTGTCAGAACAGTACTCTTCTGGGCAAAGAGAAAGGGCTTCTCTGAGAACAGCCGTCGGTAGGCATCATTCAGGATGGCATCTATCTGGTCCTTATAGGCTGTCACATCGGGCGAGTAGTCAAGGATATTGGCAACATAGGCGCGAAGGTCAGTCAGTCTCATGGGGCACTCCTGAAAAAAGCCCCTCCCCTGACAGCAGAGGAGGGGCAACCAATGGCAGAGAAAAAAGAATCAGAACTGCTTGATAACAATAACAGTAGCCTTACTGCCAGAGTGTGCTTCACAGGCAATGGCAGCGATAGGAAACAAACTACCAGCACCATAGTCGGCAAGCTCGCCTGCTGTGTTGCTAATGGTCAAGGCTTTCCCCTGAGCTGAGGCAAGTGTATTGGACTCACAGACACCAGCAATGCACACAGTAATTGTATCACCTGCTGCGGCAGCAGCTTCTAATGCAATACCCACAAAGGACGTATCGGCTGTTACATTCGCTGTTGCCTTCACAACATAAAGAGTTTTATCTCCATCGGCTGTTTTGGACATATCAAATGCCACAGCAGACCTTTTGGTAATAGCTTCGGAGGCAATAAAAATCTCAGTCTGACGACGATTAGAAGCAGATTTTCCGATAGCAGTAGTGCCATCACCATAAGTAGAGTCAAGGAGTTGTAAGAGTGTAGAAGTAGCCATGATTATGCCTCCGCGTTTTGCAGCAGTCCATGACCACTGAGGTTAGAAGTAGCAAGCTGAGTGCGAACAAGAACATTTGATGCGCTTGCAGCATAGCCAGAGATGCGTTCCATATCACCAACCTCAAAATAGGCATCCCTGTCGAAGTAGACAGTGAACAGCTTGGAGTTGAGGAAGTACATGGAATAGATTGCGCCACCTGTTGCAGTGAAGCCCAGGTTGGGCTCAACATACATCATGGCTCCGTTGTACAGGAGACCAAGACGACCAACAGTATCTCGCATCTGTTCAATGGAAGAATAGCGTTCAAGGGCAGTAAGCTTAGCCCGGAACTCCTCAAATGAGAGGGGAGATGCAAGGATAATATCAACATCACCTTCGGGAGCATACAACTGAGTCTGAATCATCAGTTGTGACATAGCCTGAAGGCCATTAGAATCAAAGTTTCCTCCTGCTGTAGCCACCTGATTCTGCCAGGAGCTTGTAAAGGAAGACTTGGCAATGCCACCAATGGTATTTGCGGTCTGTGATCCAAAGGCAGCAGAGTTAAGGAACCCTGTTAGATTTGAGTCACCTTCAAGGGTGTTCAGTTCAGACAGGATTGTGGAGTTTCCACGCACAGTCTGCTTACACCATTCCCGCTTCAGCATACCCATAACGGACTTCAGACGGGCTTCAGCGATACGGATAATGGCTCTCTCGCCCTTATTAGAAAGTTCTTCTTTCTTCGTCAGGACAACAGGAGCAACAAAGTCGCACCAGTCAAAAGAGGCAGTACGGAGAGGGTCTTTGACAGCGAGGTTTACGGATTCATATCCGGTCGCAAGCTGAGTAATAGATGAGTGTTCGGTCAGGATCACCGGATGATCCACTTTTTGCCCGCCATCAACCTGTTCCACATTCCCCAGCTTCTCAATTGCAGTGAGAAGGGGAATTGCTTTGAATGTATTATCTACTTCGCGGTCACGAAGGATACGCAGGGTCGACGCGAGAATATCATATGAAATAGCCATGATTGCTCACAAAAAAATATTTAGGACTCCAGCGTATCCAGAAATTCTGGGGCTGTGATCATGGCGTATCCCTGTGGGGTCCGGTCTCACATTATTGTGTATAGCACACAATTACTTCTGCTGTGCAGCGAGGTAGGCATAAATTTCTGTGCCTGACATTTGAGAAGCAGTAGCGGGGGCTGTTATGCCTGCCTTTCTGCCGGACCCAATTTTTAATCCTGCCGCCTGGGCAGCTTTCCTTCTGGAGGCTTCTCTAAGGGCAGAGTGTTTGTGCACCTCTGCTGTTTTCTTGCCCTGCACAATCCAGAAGGCATTCTCAAGAGACATGGTTTCGTTGGCGAGGAGAAGGTCTTTGACTTCCTTCCTGAGTCCCTGGTCCGATTTCAGCTCAGGGTGCTCACCCATAAATCCCTGAAGCTTTACTCTTGCCTGTGCTTTCATCTGCTCCTGATGGAGGGGTGCAAGCATCTGCTGCATACGCTCATTGACTACCTTGTTGACATATTTCTGAAAGGACTCGGGGTCGTAGGGGTCGAACTCTCCGGGGTCTTCCTGGGCTGCTGCCTGGATGGCCTTGTATGCTTCAGACTGTGTAAGGCTCTGCTGGAGTTGCTGAAGCTTTGCCTGTTCAGACTGCATCTCTTTCCGCTGCTCAGCCAGGCTCTGTGTCTTCCTTGTGTAGTCAGACCGGAGAGAGGTCATGGCTCTCTGCACTTCCGGAGAAGCAGCCTTATAGATACTGTCCCAGGACTCACCTTCCCGGAGGGTGGGAAGAGGAGGAGGTTCTTTCCCTTCTTCCTTTGCCTCATGGGCATCCAGCAGGTTCTGAACCCTCTGCTGATATTCGTCAAGTTTTGGAGTAGCTCCCCGCTTCGGTTCTTCAAGCTGAATCTCGGGCTCAGGCTTCTGAGTCAGGCTGGCAGGAGGCATAGGTGTGTTTGTGGCTGCCTGCTTCTGCGCAGATTCGTTAGTCGGTCCATCCTGTTGAGCCGAGGCGGGGGCTAAAGTAGTATCAGTGGCGGTCAGAGTCTCAGACATAGGTTACATTCTCTCCACAAAAAGGTCTTCTTCGGTAATTTCGTCGGTGGGCGCGACTGCTACAGTTTCTTCCGCAACCACCTCCTCTTCGATGGGCTGTTGCAGGAAGGCGATAAAAGCCTCCTCTGCTCCGAGGGTCTTGAGAAGCCCTGCAAGCATAGCGAGGTCACGGTCATCCTCGACCATAGCGAGGTCCATATCAAAAGTCACGCCGGCCTGTCCGGCTGCTCCTGCCACCATCATCAGTTGTTCAACGAACTCCGGAGGAAAGACAGTCTGGTCTTCGGTGAACTCCGGATAAGCTGGGGCTCCAAATAGCGGAAGGAGTGCGTTCAGTTCCCGCACCACAGCATTGAGGGCACGTGCAGAGAAATTCCCCTGTGGGGCTGCTTCTGCAATGGCCTGGTTCATCTCTGTGTCAAGGGCTGCACCAAGCGCATCGGCTTCGGCTGCTATGTCTTGTGGTATGCTCATATCAGTTACTCCATTTGTCACTGTGTGAGAAGGTTTTGGCCGTCGCATCTGCGAAGCTGCCGGTTTTTTTGTATTCTTCAGAGAAGGTCTGGGCCTCTTTCTCATGCTGAACATTCTCTGCCAGCACGGTTTCTCTGTGGTCCTGTATCATGCTGTCATCAGCGGGACACAGACCTCGCTCTTTCATAATCTTATCTCTGTGCCTGTAGTTCTCTACATAGGTTCCAAGAGCTCTGTCATAGTATCCGGTATCTCCTCCCCACTGGCCCCGGGTACGGGCAAATCCGGTAAGTTTCTGGACAACCGCACCACCACAGTCGGAACACTGTGAGCGCACCATATCTTCATAGCTGCCCCATATCTCTGAGGCTTTCCCACAGGTGGAGCACTGTACATCATAGGCAGGCATCAGGGCAACAGCCTTGCTATGTTCTGGGGAGAGGGAACCTGCCCAGGCCCAAGACCAAGAGGCTCAGACTGGGCAGCTTCAGGAGTTGTTGTCGCGGAGACAGGGGAAGGACCGGAGGCTCCCTGAACGGGGGAAATAAAGTCCTGCGGAAGGTCAAGGAATCTGACTATCTCCGAAAGAAGCTGTTCAGGGGGAACTCCAAGCTGGAGAAGGACAGGCAGGGAAGCAAAGAACTCCTGCTTTTTTATGGCTTCGGATACGGGGGTGGCCCCCATATCCTGTGCATAATAACTGAAATCACCATCGAGGTCTGCTGCGGAGATAACTTCAGGAGTCCCGTCAATGACCACAGACTCCTGAATGTCAGACAGATAGACCTTCAGCATAGAAATATAGATTTTAGCGCAGCGTTCAATCGCTGAATCACGCTCTCGGGCGAGTCTTCCGACCTCACTACTGCTATAAGCAGCAAGGGCTGTGATTTCTGTAGCAGTGGCTCTGGTGCTTTCGCCTCGGGTGAATGGTGCAAGAATAGACCCGCGCTGAAAGTCTTCCTGCACTTGGAGCACATAGTTCTGCAACTCAGCAGGCACGGGAGTGTGAGGTACGGCGATGATGCTTCCTGCGAGAGCCTGTCCTGGGGAGAGGTCCACTTCGATGAACTCCCCGTCAACGCCCTGCGCCAGCTTCGCCATTGCTTCCGAATCGAAGACTCCTGCTTCAACGACCCATTGTCTTGCCGCTCTGCGCACCATTCCTGCCTGATAGGACCGGATAATGTTGGTCTCCTGAACCTGATCATAGACTCTCCGCAAGGCTGAATAGCCTCTCATGGGAAGGTCAGGCTGTCTGCTGTAGTACAGGGGAATGACAGGAGAGATGGGGTTCCCTGCCGGGTCAGCAAAGGGAATAGCATCATAGCTTACCTCCCTGACATTCTCTCCTTCTCCTTCGGGGATCTTCATCCCATCCCAGACAAACTTATCTCCATTCTTGTAGTCCGGCGACCAGACCCTGAAGCGGTTGTTTTGCAGATCATAGAACTCCACTATTTCCACATAGCGGAACATTGGACCAGCCTCCTCTTCCCCCCTGGACTGATAGCCTCGCTCCTCATCCATTCCCTTTTCCATCCATCGGACAAGAGAGTGAGAAGCAAACTTCCTGTTGCCGAACTTCTCCCGAGCCTCCTTAAGAGTAATGTGGTATCGGTGTGCGGTAAACTTCTGTGAGTCCCATGAGGAAGCATCTGTATCCACAAGCAGGTCCCACGGAGCAACAGCAGCAACAGTCACCCTCTTGAAGGGATCCGGGTTGAGGTCAGGCATAAGCTTCAGGAAAGCACAGGGATAAATCAGGGCAAGACGGGTGGCATCTTCAAGCTGCTGCCGGATGCCGTTTAGAAAATGATTCGCCAGAGCCTTAGCCTTGTCTGAGTTTCCACCCCCCCGAAGGTCTCCTCTCATTATCACTGCCGGGGCTCTGGCGAAAAGGGAAGCCACATAGCCTTCTACAAACTCATAAGCCCGGGAGGTCTCAATGAGAACCGTATCGGGGTGTTCGTTCTTTGACCAGTAGCGATTCATGTATGCTGCTCTGAGCCTGCGAAGTTCCGGCCTCCGTTCTTTCCAGTAGGCTTCATGGGCCTGGTAGAGAGCGCGAGCTGTCTTGGCTGTGATCATGTATTCACCGTCCAGGGGCTTGGCTGACTTTTCATCCGTGCAACCTTAATGTCTTTTAATAGCTCATCCATTCTCGACCTGCGAGCATTTCTGATTTGCCTTCTTGAAATATCGCGGGTGCATCTGTAGGCCAGAGCCACCGACATAGCCATATCATCGTGAAGTCCTCTGGGGGCTTCCGGTGTCACTTTCCGCACGACGAGAGAGCGCAATTCATAGAGTGCCGTGGCATCCAGACGGGTAATAAGCTGGTTGCTCACAAACTCTCTGAGAGTCTCATAGGCATCCAGCTTGGACTTCACAGAAGTAGTCCAGTCCTTCCCATCATGGCTCCTCCACAGATTCCTGTAGCCCATATGGCGAAGCCTGTAGAGAACCACATGGCCATGGTTGTTGCTTTCCACCAGAACCCTTGCAGAGTTATAGTGCTGCCCCGTCTGCAACACAACATCAGCAAAGTCTGTGGGCGTAATCGTATTAGACCTGTAGTGAAAGACCGGCTGAAGAGTGGACATTGAAATGACTGTGATGGCTGAGTAGTCCAGCCGGACCCCCGCAGCCACATCAACACCCATGGCGTACACATCATCTTCGTGGGGCTTTTCATACTCCCGCTTTGAGTCTGTAAAATGAATCGCCTCTATGGCATCAAGGTCAGCAGAATGGAAATAGGTTGCTGCTGAATAGTGAAAGGCATCATTAAGAGAGCCAGGATACTCTCTCCTGAACTTCTCCCGGCCAACTGTGGCCACCTCCATCCTTCGCCAGTACAACTGAGCATTATCAAGCGTATGCTTCTCCTTCAGTTGCTCCTCTTCTTCCGTCAGCTTCATATTCGCAGGAGGAGTGAGCCTGTACTTCTGGTGCTGATGCCACCAAAAGGTAACCAAATGCCATCCATTCTCCGGAGCCCCACTGACCAGCCTGTGAAAGGCATCACCGGGAACATTAGGCGTGGTCTCAATAATAATCTGCCCGTTCCCTACTGTACTCTTCAGGGTCGCCAGCAGCTCTGCCGCATCATCATAGAATGCAAACTCTGATAGATGGGCTGACGTTAAAGTGAAACTCCGCGTTCCTCCCTTCGACCCAGCAGTAAACGACGAGAGGCTGGCTTCTGTATCTGCGAACTCTGCTGTCGTCGCATTATCCACCGACATCTCCCTCTGAAGAAGACGAGGAAGCGACCTGAGAAGCTGAGTATCCACCCGCCTGAGATGCTTGGCCGACCTGTCATGGAAGGACACAACCCCCCACTTCACCGGATCCGGTGAAGTATAAGCCTGCCACAAGGCATAGGCTCGCAACAAGGTGGATATACCTATCTGCCTTGGCTTCAGTACGACGACAAGACGATGCTTCTGAAGCACATCAAACAAATACTCCTGCTCATCATTCAGCTCAAACCGAACCTTCGCTGAAGTCTGCTTGTCCGTAATCTGAAGCATACCTATAAACTTTCTGCCATCATCGAAGATGGTCTTGAGCTGTTCTCTAATGTCTTCAGGAAATCTGCTAAGCACTACACAGGCCCCACATCATACAGCCTCTGTCGGCAGGAAGCTGGTCAAAAAGCTTATACTGCTTCCCTTTAATTTGACTGAGCACGCTTCTTCCTTAACGCTTCAACTCTCTTCTCCCTCAAGCTTATCTGGTGCTCACTAAGCACTGACCAGCTACCATCTGGCTCCTGATACATATGCTTAGGCCACAGCTCTCTGCTCTTTTGCAAGCTAAGCCAGCAGTCATGTCTGATAAGGTAATCTCTAAGACAAGCTTCCTCTAATTCTCTCGGCATTACTCCCTCCTCTGGAGGTCTTCTAAGGCATACATAACCATACACGAACCCACAATCTTAGTCAAAAATGGCAACACCTGTAAATAGCCATAAACAACACCACATTGTACTTGCCGATAGCGGTTAGATCCGTTACTAAAAGACTATTGTTGCTGTTCTTGTGGCCCTATAAAGGGGGCTTCCATATTTTTAGGGGGGTCTCCCTTGAG